TTTCTGCTTTTCTTATTCTCTCACATTCAGAGCAAGCAAAAGAGATCGTGGAATTGGCTAATCTTGTCGTACTTTTCTTTGGTGCTTTAGTCACAACTCTTATTACAGGACAGGCTTGTTTAGATTGGAAAGCTGTATCGGCACTTCAGCATATAGATGTAGATCAAAAAGTTGATTCCAATGCCCAAGCACCAGAGGTTCAAATAAACTCAAGGTCTTATAAATCAAAGTATTACGAAAATGACGGCATACTTTCGTAACAAGGTGATACCCTTCCTTTGGGAGTGGGAGGGTACAACATATGAAAATGACCCAGATGATCCGGGTGGTGCTACAAAATATGGCATTGATCAAAGATCACATCCCAATGTTGACATCAAAAACCTTACTGCTGAAGAAGCCACAGACATATATTGGAATGAATGGGTAAAAGATGGATGCGAACATTTGCCAGCACCGTTAGATTGGCTGTTTTTTGATGCGGCTGTAAACTGTGGATTGGGTAGGGCGCAACAGTTTTTAAATGCCTCTGCTAGAGATCCAAAGAAGTTCCAACAAGAGAGAAGCGATTTTTACATAAGACTAGCGGAGCAAAAGCCAAGACTAGCCAAATTTAAAAAAGGATGGTTGGCAAGAGTAAATGACTTGAGTAAAGTTGCTGGATTAGTATAAAGTAGAACCCAAATGCAATATCCCCAAGGACAATCATGCTGTGGAACTGCCCCGTACATGGCAAATACTAATTTCTGTGGATGTGGAAACCAATACCCTATTGTGCCGGGAACAAACCCCGCATTGCAAACTTGGAATGGGCAAGCGTTTGTTGTAGCTGATGGATCGGCACAAAACCCGATTAGATTACCTTTTCTAAAAATAAATCAGAATCCAGCAACATATTTTGTAGGAGCAGATAACAATGGAAATTGGAGCTATTACAATCCAACCAATATTTTTAATGGTAATAATATTGAAGTAATTGCAACTGATTCTACCACTCCAAGAACATTGGCTAATCGTTTTGCTGATGCGTATAACGTAAAAGATTTTGGAGCAATTGGAGATGGAGTAGCTGATGATACCATTGCACTTCAAGCTGCAATAAATGCATCACAAAACAAAATACTGTATATTCCAAGTGGAACTTATAGCTCAAATCCTTTAACTGGAGTATCTGGATTGACAATAATTGGAAATGGGCAAGATGTGACAATAATTAAATCTATTGGAACAATTAGTTCTTCAAACAGTTTTTTCAGTTTTTTATCTAAAAATTCTATTTCGATTTCAAATATTAGTTTTAATTACAATAATTCTCCTTCTTTGGACTCAACTGCTGTTTCATGCCTTGGATTTCTTGATTGCGATAACATTGTAATAGAAAACTGTAAAATCTATAATTTTACTAAATTAGGAATTGCATTAAACTCTTGTAATTTTTTTAAGATAGAAAATAATACAATTGAAAAAACAACTCCAGATAGCCAAGGAGTGAATGAATGTATTCTTACAACTGAATCTGTATTTGGAACTACATCAAATGGGATTATAAATAAAAATTATTGCAACAATTCTGGAACTCTTATTCAAGGTTCTTATATTACAATATCAAATAATAAAATTACAAATTGGAAGTATGGTGCTGGTATTGGTATTGCACAAACATCTACTACAACTTTTAACACAATAATTGGTAATTATATTTTTAGTGGATATAATGGATTAGATAGTGATGGGTTTTCTTGTAAAGGTATTGAATGTTGGGGCGCATATACTACAATTATTGGAAATACAATAAGAAATTGCGGTGGGCCGGGGATTTATTTAGGAGGAAATTCTTCCGTTATTGATTCAAATATAATATTTGATAATGGTTTATACACAGCAGATGTTTCTGCAGGTATATTACTTGGATATTTTGATGCAACATATAATGCAAAACAAGCCGTTGTTTCAAATAATAATATTTACTGTGCGTCATCACCATTTACACAAGATTGGGGAATATTTGTAGATACAGCACTTCCTATTCTTCAAGTAAATATTACTGGAAATACACTTGTAAACAATTTGTTGGGGCAAATTTTTTGTCAAACAAACCAAAATTATGTTGGTGAAACACTGCATGGAAAAGCAACATGGAATCCTCCATCAATTGCAAATGGCGCATCAACATCTTTTACCATTACTGTAGCTGGAGCAGTAATGGGAGATTGCGTATTAGCATCCTGTGATACTAATTTGTTGGGGTTGTCTTTAACTGGATATGTTTCTTCTTCCAATCAAGTTGTAATTATTTTAACAAACAATACAGGATCAGCAGTTGATTTTCCATCTTCTACTTTTAGAGTTATTACAACTAAAACACTACCACTATAAAATTATGGCATTACAAAAAACAGTATCATTAAAAAATAACCTTGGAGAACAAACAATTGTTGAAAATTGTTATATTAAAGTAGATCAAGTAATTTTTAATAAATATCAATCACTTGGTATAATTCAATTTAAGAAAAGTAAAAATGGAAATGTCATGCAAATAAATAATTTTCAATTTGAATCAAAAGTTGGCACAAATGAAAAAGATGCAATTGCTCAAGGATATGATTACCTTAAATCATTGCCAGATTTTGCTGATGCAGAAGATTGTTAATAATTAAAACCAAAATACTTTATGTCTTGCGGATGTAACAATAATGGATGGGGAGGGGGGTGTGGGTGTCAGGGGACTGTGCAATTTGCACCACCTCCTTGCAACCCAAACTTTCCTACAACTTGCGTCCCATTGGGGGTAGGAAACATTCAACGGGTTGTTGGTGAAGATTCAGCTTCCTGTAAATATACAGTTCCTACTTTTAGTGCAAAGAGCTTGCTTTCTTATAATTCTGATACTGGATTAATAAATTGGGCAGATGGATCTAGCGAGAACCCTGTTTCTTTGCCAAATCTTCAAACAGGATTAACTACATATTTGGCAGGAATAAATTCATCTGGGAACCTTGCAACTAATACAAGGTGGTATTCTGATTCATTAAATACAGGGATTAGATTAAATTCAAACTCTGGAGCATTTTTTGTTCAAACTCCTGATGGTGCTGGCGGTTTTAATACAGAATTGAGCGTAAATTCTACAACAATTGATGCAGGAGCAAATGCAATTACTAACGCTGGTTCTTTAACGGTAAATGCTAATGGATATGTATCTATTGGATCAAGGACGGAAACTACTAGAAGTGTATCAAATATTACATTACTAGGTTTTACTAACAATCATGGGTATGGAATATATTTTGAACCTACTGCTGATCCTGCTACACCAATTGGCTTTTTCAATTCTTCTGGAGTTGCAGTTGGTTCAATATCAACATCATCATCTGCAACTGCATTCAACACCTCTTCAGATTATAGGCTTAAAGAAAACCAAGTTCCAATTACTAATGGACTTGCTAGAATTGAAAATCTTCCTGTTTATCAGTTTAATTGGAAAAACGATCCAAATGGAACAAAAGTAGATGGCTTCTTTGCACATGAAGCTCAAGCTATAGTTCCAGAAAGCGTAACAGGAAAGAAAGATGCTATTGATAATAATGGAAAACCTATTTATCAAGCCATTGATCAATCAAAACTTGTTCCTCTTCTTGTTGCCGCAGTTAAAGAACTAAAAGCAATAACTGATGCACAAGCAATTACTATTGCATCGCTCCAACAGTCAATTACAAATACAAATTCTTAATATATGTCTTGCTATAACGGATGTGATTGCGGATGCAATAATACGGTACAATTTGCACCTCCAGCGTGTAACCCTAATTTCCCTACTACTTGCTATCCTCTTGGTGAGGGTACAATACAACGTATAGTTGGAGAGGATTCTAGTTCTTGCAAATTTACTGTCCCTGCATTGGCTTCTAATAGTATTTTGTTTTATAATGCTTCTACAGCACTTGTAAATTGGGCCGATGGTTCATCTGCCGCACCAATATTTTTAGGCAATGGATCAGGACAATCAACAGCTTCGGCAAGTTGCCAAATACAGGCAACTACTCCAACTGGTCAACTTGTTACTTTCAAGCCAAATACATCAACCAAAACACAATTTCCAATTGTAAGCCCAAGCGGTACAACAACAAATTGGGGAACAATTGATAACATTGTTCCAAGCCAAGGAATTGTTTATAAAAACTCTTCTGGTACGGTTGCGGAACTTACTGGAACATCTTCTCAAATTGTTTCATTTGATGGGTCTGGAAACCCTGTAGCTGTATCTGGAACGACATTTGGAGTTGCTATTCCTACTGGTGCAGTTATGGCATTTGCCGCAAACATTGTTCCTACGGGATGGTTGCTTTGTGATGGTAGTATTTACACTATTTCTGCATATCCTACTCTTGGAGCATTACTCACACAAACATATGGGGGAAGTGCTGGTACTACATTTGGAGTTCCAAACTTGCAAGGAATATTTATCAGAGGATCTGGAAGTCAAACCCAAGGAGGTGTGACGTATTCCTCTGCATCTATTGGATCAGTTCAAGCAGATCAATTTCAAGGTCATTATCATTCAAATTCTGCTACCACAAATGCAAATCGTGCTTCTGGAACTGGCTCTGTTGCTTCTGGGACAGCTTTTGCTCTTGTTGGGTCATCCGTTACTGTATCAGTAACCGCACCAACGAATGATGGAACGAATGGTAATCCTAGAACTGGAACAGAAACTCGCCCAGCAAACCTTGCAATGGTATATTGCATTAAGACTTAATCATTCATGGCAAATGATACAAGGGTTTACGATGGAACAATTGCTACAATTGCTATGGATGCCGAAACGCATCCAAGTGTATTGCCAGCAACATATGTTTCTTCGTGCGTAAATCGTTCCTTTAGACAGGGCATTAATGCTACTCGCCCTCCTTTTGCGGATCTTCAGATTAATCTTGCGTACGGTTATCCACCGTCAGCATTGACTGATTTTCAAACTGGAAACTTTCAAGGAGCTTATCCTTATAAAGCTATATCTTCTGGATCTGTTGATGGAATTATTTGTGCAGTAGCAGGAACAATATATTTTCTTTCTATAGTTAATAATGTTTGCACACTTTATCCTTTAATTGGAGGTAATGACCCTACCTTAATGCACACTTGGTTTGTGCAAGCAGAAAATTGGGTCTATATCCAAAATGGATACCAAGATCCTATTGCATGGGATGGAAATATTTCTGGTGCGCCAACAAATCTTCAAGCACAAGGAAATGGAATAGATGTTATTAATCTGTCTTGGGTAAATAATGCTCCGGGGTCTTTATCAACAGAAATACAAGTCCAAACTGGAAGTACGGTTTTTACTACGATTGCTTCTGTCCCAGCGGGAAAGGTTTCTTATGTCTATACAGCATCATCGTCAACGGAATCATATTCTTTCCAAGTGCGGTCAGTTTATCCTGATGGATCACAAACTCCTTGGTCAAATATTGCTACTACCAAATCAAGCACAACTGCAATTACACCAGAACAAACAAATAGAATTTATCGTTTAAATCCAGCGGCACAACAAATGCCTATTGGAACTATTATGGCTTATGCTTATGGCAGAGTTGCTGTAAGTAATGCACAGAACAATATTTATGTTTCTGACATTATTTATGGAAATGGATTTACTACGACTTCAAATACTCAAAACTTTACAGAACAAACATATTGGGCAGAAGGAGGTTCATTTACACCACCAGCAAATCTTGGATTAATTACTGGAATGAGGGTAATGCCGTCTCTTAATATCAATGTAAGAGGACAGGGAGAATTGGTTATCTTTTGTGAGAATGGATCATTTACTTTGGATCTATCGCAAGATCGTGCAACTTGGCAATTGAGCAATATTCAAAAAGTATCTTTGATTGGAAGAGGATGCCGTTCTCCTTGGAGTGTTACAGGTGTAAATAATGATGTTTATTTCCGTTCTGATGATGGATGGGCATTTTATAACAATGCTCAAGTCGATTTCTACCAAGCACTTTCTTTTAAGAAAATATCTCGTGAGGTTCAACCTTGGGTAAACTATGACACGCCTTGGTTAAGGCAGTTTGAGAGTGCAATGTTTTTTGATAACCGATTGATAGCAACCGTATCACCATTTACTATTGCAAACAAAAACTCATCATATGGGTTACATCGTCCATGCAGGGCAATGATTGTTTTGGATGTAGAACAAGGGAATAGGAATGAAGCTGATGCGGCATTGCCTACACGCTGGAATGGTCTTTGGGAAGGGCCACAGCCAACACAGCTTTTGACTGCTCAAATCAATGGTGTTCAACGTGGGTTTTGTTTCTCATTTGATGCCGATGGAGTAAATCGTTTGTATGAGCTTCAAAACAGTAGTGTATTGGCTACAGGAGTAGATGATTATTCGCAAGTATATGGATCTGTTCCAATTAAATCGTTTTTCATTACAAAGCGTTTTGATTTTGTACCAAATGAAGGGGCATCAAAGTTTGTTAGAAAACAGTTGGTTGGTGGAGAAATGTGGGTTTCAAATCTCAAAGAACAAATAACTGCTAGTTGTGATTTTCGACCTGATTCATATGCCTGTTTTAATACCCTATTAGACCCTATTAAAATTGGATTAAATGAATGCACACCAATTGCAAGTAATTGCACACCAATTATTTCCCAACCCCGCTATCAGCAAATACGATTTCCTTCACCAGATATTGATAAGTGCGAATCTTTCAATGAAATCCCCCTACAGGAAGGATCGGAATTTCAACTAAAGATAAACCTAGAAGGGTCATGTATTGTTGATAGGGTTAGGTTGGCAGTTATCTTCAATGATAAAATTGATCTTCCTCAAGGATATTGCCCAGATACTTTTTACAATTCTCCAGAACCAGTAAATTGTTGTCCTATCAATGATCTTGATTATTATCGCATAGTTCCACTTTCTACTGCTGTAACTTCTGTTAATGGATAAAATCATTGCAAGAATAAG